CGCGCCCGTCGTGCTCTTGTCGGTCCACGCGCTGACCGATCCGCCGTCGCCTGCGCGCAGCCAGAGCGTTAGGCCGCTGACGAGGTTCGGCTCGATGCCGAAGAGGGCCATGGGCGAAGCTGCGCCTATCCCGAGATTGATCGAGAGGTTCAAGTGATGCCTTGTCGCGTTTCAGCGAGTGGTCAGATCGAAGTTGCCGCCCGGGGTCGCTGGCGAGCCGTAGAGTTTCTCGGCTGTCACCGTTCCCGATGTCGCGAGTTGCGCCGGCAGTAGCCGACCGCCGGAGTAGAGCTTCGGGCCAGCCGCGCCAGTCACGTCTACCCAGCGGTTCGCCCAGTAGAGGCGCCCGTCCGAGTCGAAGCGGGGAGACATGGGGGAATCAAATGCGCCGCTCGTCGCACAGGTCAGGGCCACGTCGGGTGTCGGGTCAGAACAGGCCGCGGGCGGCGTATTCGTACCGTTTCCGTCAAACTTGCTGAATGCATATCGATAAATCGCCGGGCCATTGCCGCCAGCGACTTGGATTCCGGTTACCCAAACACCATCACCCGCCGGGTCGAGCGCAATGCCGTAGCATCCGCGCTTGTTTGCGGTGATCGAGTTGCGTAGGCCGATTTGTTTGTACGGGATCAGGGTCGACGTCGTCTCGTCGGCTGTTGAGCTAGCGATCTGCGCAGCCTGGAGCCAGGCAATCCCGCACCCGGCACCGTTGAACGACATCGCGACGAAGCAGTCGCCATTGCTGGCGAAAGCCAGATCCGAGGGACTAGAGCTGATCCCGCTTTTCAGTGCAATGCTGGTGTCATAGCTGACCAGCGTGCCCGCCACGAGATGCGCGGCCGATACCTTCGAGAGTAGAAAGCTTGTCTCGGTGCCCGTAATCCACGCGTCTCCGTTCGGGGCAAACGCGAGCGAGGGGCCGCCGTTCGCGGAACTCGGAAGCGTGACCTGGATGTCCGGCGTAACGCTCGCCCCGGACGCTGCAGCCGCCAGCGTGGCGTCACTGAAGTGACACAGGTACTGAGGCCACGGCGTCGAGTCGCTCGACCTGAACGTGAGCACCCACAGGCGACCGTCCGGAGCATAGCGAACGGAGTAGCCGAAGCGAGTCGCCTCCTTAGGCGTGGCGACTCGGAGGCGCTTATTGGCGACCACCGAACCACCCGAGAGCGCGGCAAGCCCGATGCTGTAGATGTGCGGCACCGGAGAAACGTTGGAGGCTTCAGCGAAAACCACGCCGCTCCAGACCACCGGGGCATCCGAAAACGACCCTGTTGCCGCCGCCGCGAAGAAAGCCGGGTAGCTCACGCGAGTCCGTAACGGCCGGAATAAACGTAGTTCGTGCCGTTGAACCCGAAGATGTAGCCGTAGCCGTTTGCCGGCGTGACGAGGGTTCCGCCGCCTGGGCCACCGTTGACGATGGTCGGCGAGAACCCCGAGGAGTTGCGGCACTCGATCGCCAGCATGTCCGGGGAGACGGCGTTCGTCGTGATCAGCGTATAAACGTTGTCGCCCGAGCAGTCCGGGATCGTCCAGATCGTCCCGTCGGCGACGTCGACGTTTTGGTTCGCGTCATTGAGCACGCCACCGATTGAGATCGAGCTCCCGAAGCGGCCGATCGATCCGTCCGGCCACTTGATGACGAAGGCGCCTTGGTCGCTCGAGTAGTAGAGGGTTCCACCGAGCGGAGGAGCTTGGATCTGCGCGTCGGTGACCGGGGAGAAGCGTTCGCCTTGGACTGGGTCCGCGATGGCGGATTGGACGACGGACATCCTCAGAACGTACGTAGTGGTCGAGTCGACGATGCACGAGACGGTGTAGTAACCTGCGACGTCCGGGAAGAACTTCGGGGTTGCTGACGTCGCGTCGTCGAGCGCGCTTCGAGCTGGCGCCGATGCCGAGGGGATGGCGCAAGACCACTGGTAGGTGGTGCCGGTGGGGGTGACGGATAGCGAGACTTGCTCCCCGGTCACCCATCCGCTCAGGGCGTTGTCGGCGGAGGTGTCGCCGGAGACCATTACCTTCGACGCTGAGTTCGCGAGGATCCCGCTCATGGTTTTCCTAGAGAGGCTTTTCGGAGAAGCCGGCGCCTGCGATGAGGGTCATCGCGCCGGTGGATTGGGTGGGTGGAACAACCGGATCGATCGCGCTCCAGATCGTGAAGATCTGATTGGCCACTTCGAGCAGCGGCGGCAGATCCGTCAGTTGGTTGAGAACGTCCTGAAGAAGATGCGACCCGTCTGGCACCTCAGAGACGCGGTGCGCCTCGTAAGATCGCCAGAGGTCCGCGATGGCCCAGAAGGCGTTCTTCTCGTCGACGCTGCGGTAGAGCGGGAGATTGAAGTTGTCGTCACGGAAGAATGGATCGGACGTCGAGTGGTATGATGCCGAGTCGCGGCCCGTTGTCACCCCGCCCAGCGTCGCATCGTTCGTGTAGTGGTAATAAACACGCTTGAGGAGCTCGTTGACGGCGTCCTTGACCGTATAGGCGGCCATCGAGGTAAGTAGGCCGGCCGGTACCGCGTTGTCAGTGTCGTCAGCGTAATGCACGCCGACTTCTGCCTGATGCAGGCGGAACTTGAGGGCGATGTTTGCGAGCGTAGTGGTGACGTCGCCCATGGCATCGTCGCAGTCCAGCCCGACCAGGTCTTCGAGAGCATCTCGGACGGCAGTGGACTCGATCGCCGCGCGCTCTCTGTCCGTCGACTTCTCTTTGAAGAGACGTGGACTGTCTTCGCCCTGGACAGCTCTCGTCGTGTTCTGGATGGTGTTGTCCCAGACCCAGCACACCAAGTTGACGCTGTCGATCCCAGCACGGATCTCTGAGCTCATCCGCTGGCCGATGTACATGTAGAGCGTCGCCTCGCTCCCGACCTTGGTTTCGGTCGGTGCCGTGTCCGGGGCGCCCTGATAGCTGCCGCGGTAGGGAGCGGCGCCCTTGGTGTACTCCTGGGCGACGAACGTGTACTTTCCGCCAACTTCGAAGCTCTCGCGCCAGGCGCCGCTTTCGCCGCCGTCGCCCTTGTGGACCTCGATTCGGCTCTCTACGGCGTCATCGAGCTTCTTGCGCCAGCTCGACCCGGGCGGGGCATTCGTGACCCAAACTTTGATGTAGTTCGACCCAGACTGGGTGAGGGTGAAGACGACGGCGATCTTCTGCTTCGGAGCGGGAAGCTCCGGGATGGTTGTGAGCGTCGCCATGGATCAGAGGCCGAGGCCAACGCTCTGGTAAACCTTGGTCGCCGTGTCACTGAGGATGAATTGCTTTCCGTTGGCGGAGACGACGTACGGCTGACCGTCGCTCTGCATCAGCTTCTTCCAGGTGAGCCCATCGACGGACGCTAGGAGCCGAGAGGAGTCCGCGGAGACAACCAGCACACGCCCAATGCACGCGATAGTGGAGACGTCAGTGAACGGAGCCGATGCGTGCGCGGTCGTCGTAACCGTTGACCACGTCGTTCCGTCAGTGCTCGTCGACAGCACGTCGGAGCCGCTGATCGCGTAGAACGCGCCGAGGTAGCTGCTGTAGGTGACATCGAGCCAAACGGCGGTCGCGGAGATGGTTCGCGATGTCCAACTCGTGGCATTCGTCGAAGAGATGCAGACCGCGGACGAAGTGCTCGTGACCCCGACGATGGTCGTCCCGTTATCCGCGAAGGCTACGATGGGCTTGGTCGAGATCGGGTTGGTCCGCACCGTCCAGACCGCGCCCGTCGGGCTCGTGTAGAGCGTGCCGTCACTGAGCGCCGCGACGAAAAGCGAGTTTGTGGTGCTCCAGTGAAGGGCTGTAACCCCGGCCGTGTCCGCAGATCCGATTGCTTGGACAGCCCAGGTCTCGCCACCGTTTGTGCTTCGGCGGAGCTTGCTGGTGCTGCCGGATCCTGGCGTTCCGCCAATGAGCAGTGTACCGGCCCCATCGGACGCCGTCCCGCGCATCTCGAAAGTCAGCCCTGCGCCGTTCTGCAGCGATGCACTCGAGAGACTCTCCTTTTGGTCCTCGTAGAAGATGAAGCCAACGGGGTTGCCTGCGTTGTCTGTGACACCGAACCATCGGTTGGACGCGGCGCACCAGAGGAACGCGACGACGTCCTGGGCCGTGGACACCGGGGTCTTCCAGTTCTTCGCCCGGGCGATGTCAGTCCAGACAGCGCCATCCGCTGCCTGGCTCGCGTTGTCGTCCACGATGTTCATCTGCGCGGACGTGAGGATTTCGCCGTAGGCCCAGCCGATGCTCTTGGCCCTGGCGAAGGGGTACGTGGTCGCTGTCATAGAAGCGCTAGCTCGGTGACCTCAGCGCTTCGGCGCAGAGGATGGGGTAGTCCGTTGAGGATGTGAGCGGCGGAAATCACGCCGTCTTCTTCGCGAACGAAGTTGCGTGCGAGTAGGTAGGCGACGCCGCGTTCAGCTTCGGAGCGCGTGAAAGCCGACGTCCAGAACGAGTTCAGGCGCACGTAAATCTGGTCGATGGTGAGCGCGCCGCACTCGCGTATCGCGTTGTAGACGCTCAAACCAAGCGTCGACTCGTGAAGTCCGGTCATGATGGGGACAGCCCGCCGAAGTCGAGCTGCGAGATGTCGAGCAGGAAGCCCGTCCCAATGCTCCACGCGAACGTGCAGTAAGCGGGCAACATGCGGTCGAGGAGCTGGAAGAGCTGAACGTTCGCGAGCTGGAAGAACTCGGCGTCCGTCATCCCGGCGGGGCGATCGAGCTGGACCCAAAGGTGGGAGCGCTCACTCAGCCACGCGCCGCCGCCCAGCGAGTACGAGTCGGGCCCTGGGTTCACGCCCGGCCAGTACGTGAGGTAAGGCGGAGCGGAGAGCGAGGCGCCCGTGGCGTAACTCGCGTCGATGAACATGTCGCCAAGGAGCTCCTCGAGAGCGTCTTGGATGCCTTCGAGGCTGATGTCCGAAACGGCGCGATAGTGAACGGCCGCGCGCCTCCGAAGCTCCCATGGCTGGTCGCTCGGCTTCGACGGGATCCCGAGGACTTTGATCCAGTAGGGAAGGGCGTAGTCAGAGCTTCCGGGGAGGCAGTTTGCGCGGAATTGCTCGGGGATCCGGAAGCACTTCCAGGCCTTCATCCGGGCGAGCGCGAGCGTTTCGCAGTGAACGAGTGTCCCGCCGACCTGCTGCGAATACGCCGAGCCGCGCGCCGCCATGATGCCGCGGTAGACCCACCAGGCATACGGCGAGTTGCCTTCTGACTCGCTGTCTTCCTTGTTCGGGTCGCCGCCGTAGTCTCCGATCGCGGCTTGTCGGCTCCAGGTTGGCTTTCCCGTTGGCGTAATGGTGACGAGCGACATTCACCACACCTGGACGCTGATGACGCGGTCCGTTGCGGAACCGCCAGCGTTGACGGCTCGGATCTTCAGGCCGCGCTGGTATTGTTCCCAGACGGCTGAGACCGCACCGAGCGCTCCGCTGCGAATAGACGTCGCGATGACCGCCCGGATCTTGAACGGCCACTGTTGCTCGAAGTCGTCCTCGAAGTACGGGTCCGCCCACTGGAAAATCGCGTAGCCAGTTGAGCCACCGCCCGTCGCGGTTGGCGCCAGGGTCAGTCCCGTTCCCGCTTGGCCGCGGTAGTTGGAGATCGTGACGACAGAACTGCTCGACTGGTTGTAGTCCCAAGAAGCGAGCGGCTGGACACGCTTGACCGCACACAAATCGGCGCAGAAGCGCGCGTGATTTGCCGCTGGCCAGCCTTCCTCGGGAGAGCCACCGAGGCGGAGTGGAAGGGGTGCAAAAGCGCCTAGCGGCATGTCATCCCACCAGAAGCGTCACGCGCGGATCGGAGACCGCTGCCGCCGTGTCGTCGAGAATTGTGACCGTGACCGCGTTGCCCGAGTATTCGTACATGCCGACGCGATGAACAGCCGACGTCGCGCTGACCGCGATGAGCGCATACGTCAGAGTCAGCGCGCCGGTCACCCCGTATTCGTCCGCGTAGGATGACGCGAAGGTGACCGTGACCTTGCCGTTGCTAACGCGAGCTGCGGACGGGAATCCGGTCGGAGGGCTTCCGCCTGCGTAACTCGTCGTCCGAACGCCGGTCTGCATGTACGCCGTTTCGATCGTCGGCGCGGCGGGCACGCTGTCGTTGCAGAGGTACGTGATGATCGCGAAGGGCGCAGTGCGTGTGAGCGCCACGAGGTCGGCCGACGCTCGGCAAAGCTGCGCGGCGGTGACATCCGTGAGCGCGCTGATCGCGCCGATGCCCATGTAGTCGCGCTTGTTTACGTTGCCGCCAAAATCTCCAATGGTGGCAGTGCGCGTCCACGCGGGAGCGCCAGCAGGTACGATGCTCACGAAATTGTACTCTTCGGGTAGACGGCGAAATGCCGGGGAATCAGCACGTTCGGCGAGTCATCGACGCTCGCCGGAGTCGTCGGACTCGTCTGAACTGCCGAACCAAACTCGATGTCTGTGATCTCGGGATGCTTCGCATTGAACGAAGTCAGGAACGTTGCAGTGACCGAGCTCGGGTCTTCGTTCGCGACTTCGGGATGACGGTTCGCGCGCGGGATGCGATCGGAGTCTTCGGTGAGCTTCCCGGGGCCGAGCCCTCGGAAGAGGTTCACCCAGTCGCGGCCGTACGCTTCGAGGTTTTGGGCGTTGGGAGAGATGAAGTCGCCATCAAAGGGCGCTCCGCCGTCTTTGCCGACTAGTGGCCTGTCGAGTGTTACGACCCACGCTCCAGACGAGCCTGAGTGAGAGAGGACCAGGGCTGTGTAGAACTTACGGTCGTCGGGGGACCACCAGGCGATCTGCGTTTGCCCATCGACCGGGGCTGTCGCTGTGTCAGCGGTAAGCGTGAGCTGGTCGAGGTCAGCGCCAACTCCGGCAACCGCGATCTGCACAATGCCGGCGTCCGAGCTTTCTAGCTGTGGCCAAGGAACCTGATCCGTCCAGCCTTGACCGTTACCGCCGGCCAAAGCCGATTCAGGGATGTCGATCTTCAGCGTGAAATCGACCTCCTCGTCGGCCGAAGCGCGGATCACGGTGTCGATTCCGGTGTTCGACTCTTCCTGGAGCTTGTCGCGAACGGCCGTTGTCGTGACGCTCGTGGTCGTGCGTGAGAAGTCGTTGTTCTCGATGTCAAAGTCGCGAACAGGGACGATGAGCTGAGAGCCTGGGCCGCCGGGGGCGGGGTAAACGTAGCAATCTTGGACCCCACCGAAGTTGTCCAAGACGATCTGGCGAAGCTCGCCCCAGTTGCCGCCGCCTGGCTTGTTCTGAAGCGTATTCAGGATCCGCGCGCGCTTCCGATCATCGTTCTCGGCGTCGGTTCCCTCGGTGAGAGGCTCGCCCGTCGAGACCTTCGCTTCTTTCGAAACGTTCGTCGGAGGCGTGACGAATTGGATGAGTGTTCCGCCGGTAGCGTTGGTGCCGGCGCCCGTACTCATCGCCTGGACATCGATCTCGTCGCCGTCCGCGGGGTTTACGTACGTTCCGACCGTCTCGAATTTGAGCCCGTTTCCGAGCTTCAGGATGGTCCCGGGATTGATCGTGGTGACGCCAGCCACCGTGATCTTGACCTTGCCGCTAGCCCCGGTTGGCTCGACGATGGGCAGCCCGAGACCTTCTCGGATCTTGTCAAGCGCTGCACCGGTCGCGGTAAGAACGTTTGCGTCGTCAGCGGCTGCGGAGATGTTCGCCAGCCCAACGAGCTCCTGTTGCGAGAGCGCCTCGCAGAGCACGTACCAATCAGTCCCGGGCTCAACAGGCGGGTCGGCGATCCCCATATCGCGCGCCGCCAGCATCATGTCCTGGAGGAGCTGATCGCGGATCTCGGCCGAGCCGGTTGGGACCGCGATAATGCGCGGCTCATCGGCCATTGAAAGTCACCTCGTCGTCCTTGCCTGTGGAGATGTCCGTGAACGAAACGGTGTTGCGAGAGCGCCCGCCCCGGCCCTTCTCGACCTTGACCCCGTCCAACCGAATGACCTTCTGGCGATCGGTCAGATCGCGCAGCGCGGTCCTCACCGCGTTGGTCATTTGTGCCTCGTATTGGTCCCCCATTTTGCGAGGGAGCCGGATGCCGAGGGTTCGGAGTGAAGCGGCGCTACCGAGCAGCGTGGTCAGCGCCAAGAGGACCTGCTGACGGCGGGGCGGCATCTGTGCCTGCTGACCCGTCTCAGAATCGATCTCGAAGTCCTTGGTGACCGGGTTCAGGTACCGGCAACCAGCGGCCCCTTCGGGCGGATCTGTCTCAGTGAGCTCAATTCCGAGCCCAAATGGACCTGTTCCAAACCGAGGCATGGGTTAGACTTCGAGGGATGTCGCCTCACGCCGCTGTCCTCCGTAATGGAGCAGAGCTAGTCAGCGTGGCGCGCGACAGATTGTTCAGAGCGTTCGAGTCGGGGATCGCCTACGAGCACCCGGCGAACGAAGCGCTCATCGTTTTGGAGAGCATGCTGGCGATGGACGAACGCGACTTAGGAGCCGCCGCGCGGCTTCTCGAAATCGCGACCACGATCCTGCTGGAGCTGCCGATGGGCGCCCCGCATCAGGCCTTCCAGGACTTGTTCCGGGAGCGGGGAGCGGCGCTCCAAGCCGAGTGTCGTAGGCGCGAAAACGAGTCTCGGTAGCCGCCAACGCCCGGCGTAAACTCGCGCTTTCTGGCTGGTTCCGAGAAGGCATTTGCGAGGGGCTGGCGGGAGCCTTAGACTTTGGTGTTCGGGAGGAATCAGCAGTGAAGTTTCAATGGACGAGCGCGCTCATCGGGGGCGCTGTTGCGGGCGGAGGCGTCTTCATGGTCATGGGGATTTTGTGGGCTCGTGACCACAGCTCCCTAACTTGGAAACTGAAGACGTACGATTCTCTCGTTAGCCTGCAGTCGATCAAGTGCATGGCTGCAAAGACTGGGGCCGATGTGAATTGCTCGCCTAAGGAGTTCCTGCCTTGAGGCGCCTCGCGGTTGCGCTCGCAACAGCTCTCTCGTGCACTTGGTCGTGCTCAGGCGAGAGCCCACGTTCAGGAGACGAACCGAGTGCGCCTGGCGGCTCCGACGGCTCTGGCGGAGACGCCACCTCGGCAGCGAGCTACGCAGGAGAGAAGAGCGGCGACGGCGGCTTCGAGGAATTCGCGACAGGTGGCGCCGGAGGCGCAGCCCCCGACGTGCAAGGCGGCGAGCCCGGCGCGTCTTCCGCGGGACAAGGCGGAACGACTGGATCTGGTGGCGGCCTGCAAATGGAAGCTGGTTCGGGCGGCGAAGAGCAAGTCGGCGGCGGTGGTCTCGGTGGCGCAGGGCCTCAGCCGCCCGATGGCGACCCGTGCGACTACCCGGCCTCTGATTTCGCCTACGACTGCGGGGACGTCTGTGATGCCGTGGACACCGGCTCGAAATGCGACTGCAACTGGTACACCGGAACTTCGGAATACAGCACGACACTGCTCTTCAATGGCGAAGACAGCGTGTGCAATACGTGCGCCTGGGCCGGAGTCGAGCGCGGGTTCGAGATACGAGTCAGCAAGCAGGCCTGCGCGCGCCTCACGTCAATGGATGACTCAGGGGTCGGATACGTGCTGGACGGGTGTCAGTCGCAACCAGTGAGCGGCTGTCAGATCGTCTCAAGCACTGTAGACGGTGGGAATTTCACTTACCCACAGATCCAACTCGACCTGCCCGCGTGGCCAGTTTGGGTTCGCGTCGAGGTCGCCCACGTTGGCGGTTCGCCCGGCTACGAGTGCCCGCTGACCTGCCCCTAATCGAAGGGGCAATCGACAGAGAAAAGAGGGATCCGCGGAAGCTGCGGAATCACGATCGTTGGAATCGGTAGAGAGAGCTTCGGGAGTGGCGGGAGCTCGATGTCGAGATCGATCGAGAAGAGCGGAATTCTAGGCAGAGACGGGAGAACGATGGTCGGGATCGGAAGCGCCAGCTTGGGCAGCGGTGGCAGCTCGATGTCGAGATCGATGCTGAACAGCGGGATCCGTGGCAGCGACGGAATGACCACCGTCGGGATCGGCAAAGCGATCCGCGGAATCGCGAACGAGCAGCTCAAGGGTCGTCACGAGCCGGAGCCGAGTACCGGAGCGAGTGGGTTGGTGAGCGGCCCGACGACTTGCGGTTGAGGCAGAGCAGCCACGAGCGCCATCCCGGGCGGGATTCCCGCGTGGAGGATCGGGCCGATGATCCGCGTCCCCTCAGGCCCAATCGTGATTCCGTTTCCGGACTCGTGAACGAACGAGAACCCGTTCTCTCGGCTGATCTCGAACAGGTGACCGAAGACCGCCACCGTGTACTTGTCGTTCAGGCCGTCGAGCACGACCGCCGCTGTCTTGTCTTGCGTGTCCTTCGTCGCGCAAACAACCTGACGCTTCTCGCCCTTGCACTGGACCTGCGCGGCTAGCTGCGCATCGGTGGAGTGTAGAACCGTGTCGCCGGGCTTGAGGTTGCCGACGATCTTCGCGCAGCGCTTGTCGCGGGCGCCGATGACCACGCCATTCTTGCCGCCAACGTTGCGCGCGACGATCGCTTGCGCTGATCCCCTATCGTCCTTCGGGAAGGGAAGAGAGGAGACGCCGAGTGACTGGAAAACATCGATCTCGCCGAGAGCGTCGGTGTCATCGTTGTCGTTCGCGGCCTCGACACTCGCCTGCCAGACGGGGACAGACTCCTCCGTGAGCTTCGCTGAGCCCAGGATTGCAAGGTCTAGATCGCTCATGACGCCCTGCCACGGTTTCGCGGGGCCGGCGGTGTGGTGGTGGTCTGCGTCGTATGCTGCTCGGGCGCCTTCGCTAGCTTCGGGCTTCCCTTGTCTTCTTCCACGTCGCCCAGGTCGAAAGCTTCTGGCCGCCAGCACTCAAGCTGAGTGGTCGCGCCACCGCGGAACGCAAACTTGCGGCTAGCGATCCAGAGCGGCTCGTTGATGCCGCAGATCGAATCGTTGACGTTGACCATGGTGTTGCAGGCCCAGAGCGCGCCGCTTCGTGGATCTCGGTGGCCTTTGACGGTCGCCGTGTAGATCAGGCTGTCTTTGGTGCGGTCGGAGTAGGCACGGAACGCGTTGTTCCAGAGCTGGAGCGAGCTGCGGGCGTCGAGATCCCGGTGGTGCAGTAGCCGGTAAAGGATCCCGGGGTTTTCCTGAAGCTCGCCAGCCTTGAGCCGCGCTGGCGCGAGGGCGGCACTCAGGATGCCGGCCATCTCGCTGTTGTATGGAAACTGAAGCGCTCCGAACGATGCGACCAGCCCCGATCCGTCCTTGCCAGCTTTTCCCTGCGTGCCCGTGAATAGAACGAACGTGGGGAACTTCGAGTAGTCGCGGCGAGCCGTCGCGCTGATGACGTTGTTTGCTGCGCGGTTCGTCGGGTCGGTCGTCCGCGTCAGGCTGTAGAGCGGTGGCCCGAGGTAGTTCGGACGGTCGATGATGAGCGTGTCGCGCGCTGGCCCGGGCTGAATTGTCGCCCCGTGGCGAGCTACTACCCGGTTGCAGAACTCATACATGCCCTCGCCCGGCTTGGGCTTGTAGTCGTCCGTGACCTTGATCTTGTGGCGCTTGCTCTTGCCGCGGGACGTATGCTTTCCCGTCCGGACGTCGGACATCGCCACATCCTCAGGACCGAAGACGTTGGTGATGCCGCAGGGCGTTACGATCTCCCGGAGCGCATCGGCCAGGACCGTCCCGTCCGCAAACTTCGCCGAAGGGTCGACGTTGCATTCGACGATGTCCGCGATGTAGTCGCGGCCCATGCAATGAACCTCGCGACCACCCTTGCCGCCGATCTCGGTGATATCAACGCGCCCGAAGCCCTGGCTTTGTCCCTGGACGATGAGCTCAACCGGCTGGAGTTCTAGGTTCCGAAGTTCGTCCGGGTCTTCGCTGTAGATGCTGAAGCTGAAGCCGTCCGTCGAAACGAGATACGAGCTATCGATTTCCCACTCGGTGATCCGAGTCTCTTCGCGTCCCAGGAGCTCAAACCGAACGGTGAGCCCGGTATCAAGCTGCGGCACGCTTCTTCTTCACGATGTTCACGGCCGTCCCCGCGAGCACGAAGGGGGACAACGCGAAGGATGGGTTCTGCAGGATGAGCTCTTGGACCGTCATCCCGACCTCCTGAGCGAGCACCAGGAGCGTCCGGTTGTAGTTGTTGACCACCGTCACGACCTGTTTGCTCGGGTCCTTGGCGCGCTTCTGAAGCGACAGGGCCGCGGCACGGGTGCGACGCGCGGAGCGCTTGAGCGGCCAGACGTTGGGGTTCTCGAGCCTGTCGATCTGATGGTCGAGCTTCTCGCACTTGAAGGCGAGATCGTTCAGACCCGCGTCGACCTTTCCGGCGTTCGCTTCGAGCTTCGCGCCGACGCCCGTGATCGCGTCGATGACGTCGGACATCGGCTCGGGGCTGGGCTCTTGCTCCCAGTCGACCTTCTTGATCTCTTCGTCGAGCTTCCCGGCCTCGTCGACCACGCCCTGAATCGTGATCGGGCGAAGATCCTCGGCTTCGTCGATCTTCGGGGAGTGACGGAACTCGACGCGGACGTCCGCGCCATCCCGCTTGCTGAAGTCGGTGTTGTCGTTCCAGAGCTTCGGGGCGCAGACGAACTCACCGAGGAACGGGTCAACAAGAACGCCCTCCTCGTGGTCTCGACACGCCGCGAAAAGCAGCGGGTAGCCCTTGACGAAAAGGTCCTTGTAGGCGCCTTTTGCGACGCCCTGCCGCATCACCAGCGTGTAGGTGAACGAGAGGGATCCGGCGCCGAGTTGCTCAAGGAACTCGTTGTCCCGATACTCGATCTTGTGCTCGATGCCGTCCTGGGTGAACGTCGCATCGCGCGCGGAGATCGGGTACTTCTGATCGCGCCACTCGAACGCGGGCAGCTTGTCGAATTCGTCAGGCATGGGCTATTTGCCGGTGGGTGTCGGGGAGCTCGGCGCGTTGCCGCGGTTTGGCCCACCGTTGGCGGCCATCGCGGCCGTGTTCTTGGCGATGTCCTGGAGCGCCTGCTCGGCGGTCTTGGACATGCCCTCCTGTGTTTTCTTGCTGGTCATGCGGCTATCCCCAAACATCGAGGTGCCGAGTCCGCCCTGTTCGCCCGCGGGCGGCTCCATGTAGTAGGGCGTAAACATGTTCCCGAACGACTCGAGCAGCCCTTCCTTGCCGGCCTCGGCTCGCGTCTTGTCGATCTGAATCCCCTTGTCGCGCGCCTCGGACTGTTCTTCAGGGGTGAGCGCTCGCGTCTTCGATGCGTCCTTGAGCTCCTGGATCCGCGTGAGAGCCTTGCCGCTTGATGTCGCGTCGGCCTCCATCTTCTCGAAGCTCAGGAGATTGGCGCTCACGATGACGGTCGCGGCCGTGATGCCCAGATCGAACCCGAGTCCGGCGGCCTTGAGCTTTCCGCCCGCGCCTTCGATGCCAGCGGCGGCATTGGCGAGGCCATCCGAGAGCCGTTTCGCTGCGTTGCCCGCCGAGCTCGCCGCGATATCAAACGCCAGCTTGGCCGCAGCCAGCTTCGCGACGCCACCGATCGGGTCCTTGGCGAATTCCTCGACGAGGCGTCCGATGTAGACGGCGAGTCGCTCCGCGTGCGGGATGAGATCCGCGAACTTCGGGATCAGCTCCGTGATGATCGGGAGAAGTGTCCCGCCCACCTGCGTGTTGAAGTCCTTCAGGACCTCTTTGAACTTGAGATCAGCATCATCGAGCCGTGAGTTCGCGCCGCGACTGATGTCCGCGTCGGACATCGTGGCATTGGCGTACTTGTCGAACTCCGCCTTGACCGCGGCGCGCCCCGAACCCTTCTGCTTCTTTTCGGCTTCGGTGTAGAGCGGCGCAAACCCACCCACGGCACGCTGGGCGTAGATCCCGAACATGTCGTTGACCTTGGTCAGGTCGCCGCCGGTCTTCTCCAGGATGTCGAGCATCAGGTCCTGAGGACCCCGGAGCTTGGTCTTCGAGGAATCCGTGAACCGGTTGATGCCCGCCTTGTCGAAAGCCCCGCCCGTATTCTTGATGATGTCGTCGGAGAAGCGCGTAACCGCCGACGTGGCTTCGTCTGCGCTTGCTGCGCCGCCGCGGGCCACGGCCGCCTGGGCCATTGCGCCAGCGGTCTTGATGAGTCCGACCGGGCCGCCTTCGAACTTCCTGGTCGCCGCCCCGAGCCCAGCGAGCTCGGTGACCATGTCCTTGATTTCGACTGCGCCGAGGTTGCCTTGCTTGGCCAACGAACGCATCACGTCGTTGACCGCCTTGAGCTGCTCCTTCGGGTCCGTGATCGTGTCGCGGATGACGTTGAAGGCCTGGCCGGCGGCCTCGCCCATCTCGCCGAAGTCGGTGCCCGTAGCGAGCGCCAGCTTCGAGAGATCCTGCATCAGGCCCCGAGCCGCATTCAGGTCGCCGGTCTTGCCGACGAACCCGGACATCGCTCCGAGCACCTCTTCACCGGTGAAGCCTTTGACGCCGCGCGACTCCTTGAGGAGCTGACCCTTAAGCGACGGATCGCCCGCCTGGTTGGCGAGCTTGGAGGCCATCGCCCCCTCGGCCATCTGGGTCTGAATCGCGCCAGCTACGGCGAACCCGCCACCGAGACCGAGTGCGGCACTGCCGAGCTGACCGACCGCTGAGAGCGATCCGCGGACGCTGGATCCGACCTTGCCGAAGGCGCCTTCAAAGAACTTGCGGCGGGAGGCCTGGTCCTGCCTCGCCCGGCGCTCTTCGGAGCGATACTGCGCCATCAGCGCGCGGGAACGCTGCCTATCCAGCGACTCTGATGCTCGCTGACGGGCTTTCGTCTCGCGCTCGATGTTCTTGAGCGCCTGAGTGTGCGAGCGCTGCTCAAGCTTCTCCTTCTGGCGGTACTGGGTACCGAGCGCGCGCGAACGTTGGCGGTCTAGAGCTTCCGCCGCTCTCGCGAGCTTGGCGGTTTCGTCGCCGACGCGGCCAGCACGCGAGCCGCCGGTTGCCCCGAGCTGCCGGGCCATGTTCCGGTTGTGCCGAACAAACTGCTGCTCAACCGACGCGAGAGCACGGCGAACGTTCTGCTCGCCCGTGATCGAAATGTCGTAGCGCAAAAGCATCAGACGCCGTTGGTCAGTGCGAATTCGCCAAAGTGTTCGCGGGCCGCGCGGTCGTAGGCGGCGGCAGCCTTGAGCTCGGACTCCGACCGACACACAACGATCTGCCGTCGCTTCCCGGTCTTCGGGTTCAGGGCACCGATCGAGATACGCGCCCACCAGAGCCCCTGCTCCTTGTTGAAACTGACGCCTTTGTATTTGCTCGTTTTCTTGGCGAGCTTGCGTCGGTTCCGCATATTTTCGTGGTGACCACAGATGCGCAGATTCTCGCGACGGTTATCGAGCCCGTCGTGATTCGCGTGGTCGACGCGCCGCGCCTCTATCCCGGTCACCTCTTGGTGTAGGAAGATGTTCCGGTACCTGCCGCCAACATTGGCCCCGCGAACTGCGTAGAACCTGCCGGGCGGGTTTGACGGGAACGCATACCAGTTGAACTTGGCGACCCGTTCGTAGTCGCCGGCATCGACAAGCGCGACCATGCCGCGAGTCAGGCCAACCTTGCGGACACCCGTGCCGTCATCCGGCAAAAGTCTCCGGGGCTTGACTGGTCTTCCTCTCGCCATGTGTCTACTGCGAACCGCGCGGATTTCTCAGCCGCAGCGCAAGCTCTTTGGCTTCTTCGATCGTCAACGGCTGTTCTTGTTTGAACGCCGGAATGTCGTCGTCAGGTGAGCTTTCCGAACCACTTGGGTCGAGCTCTTCTGGCGCACTGCCATAGGACGAGATGTCCTCGGAGAAGTTCCGAAGGTCGAGTTTTAAAGAATCGGGCAAGCTCGACCACTGGGAAGCAATCAGTCGATAGAGCGAAGATATCCTTCCCGCCAACGAGGAGGTCAGCTCCACCAATCGAGGCAAGGAGAGATGTAGTAAAGGGAACTCCGCGCCGCCCTCCTCGATGCGCTTCACCCAGCGATCCAGATCTTCTTTGGACTCGAAATCGCGCTCAAACGGGCCGTATTTCTCCTGAGTCAGGAGGTACGCATTGAAGAGGACCAGGATCTCGTTCGAGGTCAGTTCGTTGACGTGGTTCGCGTCGCGGAACATGCGCGGGTAAGACGGTCCCGTGTCGTCTTCCTCGGTGTTCTTGATCGGCTTTTCGAAGCGGCAGGCGATGGCCAGGAGCTCCCGCGCCACGGCATCACCAGCGACCTCGCGCATGGTGACACCGCCCATGTCCTCTTCCTTGAGCCGATACTTCTCCTTGAGCTTCTTGTGCCCAAAGATCCGCGCCTCTTCCTGCTGCGACCCGGACAGCACTTGCAGGCGCACGCGGCAGACGGGTTTCCCCTTCTCGTCCTTGCGCGGAAAATCGAAAACTTCGCTCGGCTTCGGCTCGCTGAGCTTCAGATACAGCTCGGCGGCCGAGACGTCGTCAGGCGGACCCGCCATGTGCCTCTCCCAATGCAAAAACCCCGCAGCCGAGCACGAGAGGAGGGTTCTCGCGCACGGGCAGCGGGGCCTCGTGTCAGTCGTTCACCGCGCGTCCCAGTTACCCTCCCGAGACGCGGGCTTTCAGATTTTCAGCTAGGTGCTATTCGGGCGCACGCAGCTCGCCAGTCCAGGACAGATTGCCTTCGCTCGCGGCGCCGACGCTCTGGCTGGACTCGACCTTTTCGAGTTTGCCGACTCCGGCATACGACTGGCGGCCTTCGAACATCTGCATCTTCACGTACTCGTGACGAGCAGCCATGCCGTGATAGTCGTACTCCGAGCCCTCGATCATGATCGGGTAGTTGAACGTGATCTGGACCGAGCCGGATCCGTTCGTGAAGCCGATCAATCCTTCGAGGGTCTCGATGCGAACCACACCCGCATCGGTGACGCGGCTGAGGTTTGTTGCCCGAGTGACAGGCGAATCGTTGATGAACAGCTTGAGCGCTGCACCGTCTTGAAGTGCCACTTTTTAGGCCTTTTTCTAGGGGTTTTGCGCGATCAGCCGGACGACACTTCGGCGACGCGAAACGTACTTTGTAGAGCGTGGTCGATGATGTGGAGGTTCAGTCCGCACTCGAGGCGCGAACCGGTCTTCACGACGCGCACGCTTTCCTTCGTCGCCGTCAGGTCCTGCAAGTGCGACCTGTCGTAGAAGTCTTGGATGTGCGAGATGATGTTCGGGCGGTAGGTCGACGCGCGGATCACGCCGGGGCGGAGCGTCTGATTCGGATTCGGTTTCCCGTTTGCCAGGACCTCGTCCGCTTCGAGCTTCTTGCCCGCCATGTTGAGCGCCCAGTCCGCGAGCTGCTCATCGACCCACAGATCGCACCCGCTCACGCGGTGGCATTCCGTGGCCCGGAAGTCGTCCTGGGTACCCGCCGAGTTCTTCGATCGGGTGTTGATGTTCATCACCCAAACCGGGCCCTTGTCGGTACCGACGATCGGAGAGACGCCGTCGTTGATCGCGTCGTTCTGCTCCGAATCCGTCCACCAATCCGCGGGGCTATACGGGTTGTTGAGGATGTCACTGAGCGAGTACTGTGCGAGGTTGACGGTCGCGTCCGTGCCTTCCGCCTTCTGACGGATAGCCGCGATTGCCCCGGCAATTTCGGCACAATCGTTGTCCGGGTTTTCGAACCCGAGCAGTTGGACACGCTCGTAGTTGCAACCCGTGGCGATCGTGGCGGCGTTCGCTTCAGTGCCCGGATAGGCGGCAATGCCGACGCTTCGAAGACCCCTGCGCGGCTCGCTCTTGTTCTGAATGTGGGTCTTCAGAAGGCCAACCGAGGTCGCGTCGTAGGCGCTGATGACGATGTAGTATTTGCGAACGGAATCGATGACGGCGAGCGCCGTCGTGAGGTTCGCCGCTTCAGTCGTGGAGCCATCGACGCCCGCGGCGCCAGTTCCAACGAATGCCCCGGAGACGGCAACAGTCGTCGCGGTACCGGTGGAGACCGATGCCCGGGCGCTGATGACCGGGATGGATGCGGTGCCCTGGCTGGCGCCCTTGAGCTTGGCGGTGACCGTGAGAATACCGGACGAGTTGGTAGCGGTGACGGGAAGCCAGGGCTTCGCGTTGATCGCGTCCTTCACGCCGGCGGCGATGGTCGTGACCGTATCGGTGGTCGTGTAGCCGTAACTGCACTCCTCGCCGAGGATCGTGACTGTCGCGACGCCTCGCGCAGTCGGAACGGTCGAGAAAGTCGCGGTCCACGTCGCTGCAATTGGGGAGCCGCTGACGGTCTCCGCAACGGGAAGCGCGTAGACCTTGGCGTCCTTGTTGACCTTGAGGAACTTACGAATGCCGCGGTGCAGAGGCGAGCCGGAGCCAGCGCCAGTCTCAGCGTCTGCTTCCGTGCCGACCTTGTAGAGCGTCGCAGCGGTCCACGTGCCAGTGCTGAGCAGCGGCATCACGAACACAACTTCGCGCTCACCGGCTGCAACGGATGCGGGGCCCTGACTGAAAAGGCACTCAGCGTAAGCTCCAGGAACGCGCCAATCGGCGCCGATACCCGTGATCGGGATCTGAAGTGCCATTAGGCGATCTCCCGCTTGGGCTTGTCAGCCGCTTTGGCGCCCCACGCGCCGTCCTTGAATTCGACCGGAACGAACGTCGCTCCGCAGAACGCGGCGGTTTCCGCGTCAGCACACCAGATTGCGCCCTTGCGCACGTGGCGCTTCAGCGCATCGAGATCGGCGGCGTCGATTCGCTCAGAGTCGAACTCGGCGGCGTCCTTCGAAGCGGGATTGCTCGCGGCCTCGACGACAACATCAGCGCCGTTCTGGCGTTCTTTCTTCGCCGGAACGAAGGTTCGTCCGATGTACCGAGCGGCTTGCCCGATCGCTGGACGCTGTCCAGGTTCGCGCGCGAGTTGGTCTTCGCGCGCATAGAAGCGGAGCTTCATTTTGAAACCTCAGTGAGCCGACGGCGGAGGCGCGTCGGAGTGGTTGTCAGAACTTGCGGGCTAGCCTGTGCATACCGCTCGCGAGTCCTTGTCCAAGGATCCGGCTAGCGGCGTCTGTCGCCCGATACAGGAAGCGGGTCGCCTTCGTTCCCGGGTGGTGAACCCGACGGAGGAACGTGAGCTGGCCTTTCCAAACGAATCGAAGCGGCCTGCCTTCGATCACGTGTGGCCTGGTGCCGCCCTCAACAAAACCCGCGTATTTCGCGGTGTTTTGAATGCGTAGCACACGGCCAGACGTGAGCCTGACCGTGCGCCACTGAGTAGAATCTTGGAGATGTCCCGAGCGAGGCTTGAAGGTCGGGTGCGCGTGAACGTAGTCCACTGCGAACTTCCCGGCTTCAGCAGCCTGGGTCGCGATCATGGCCTGGTTGGCAGCCAGGAAGCGCTTGTGGCCGCGCTTGATCGCTTCGATGTCGAACATCAGAAGTTTTGGGCGTCGGTCTGCGCCTGGATACCGTCCGGCAGAATGCCTTCGCCGCCACCGATCCCGATCGTGATGTCAGCCGCGTCCACCGGACCGAGCGAGCCTTCGATGAAGGAGGAGAGCTCTTCGGTCTCGAGCTTGATGAGCATGGCCCAGTAGACGGTCGTGTCGGCGCCTTCACCGAAGCCGGCTTGGGTTGGCCCTTTCGAACTCACCATGTCGACCCGAGCGAATCGGCTGGTGTCGTCGAAGAACTGGAGCGCCCCGCTCTGGTAGCTCGGGTGGCCGCGCTTCTTGATGACCAGCTTGACGATCTTCGCGACCGCCTGCCCGATGTCTTTCAGCTTTCGCTGATCGATGATGTCGAGCGGACCCAGAATGTAGTGGAGCTTCCACTGCTGGGTGAGCTTATCGACCTCGAGCGTATACGGCTCCCACTTCGTTTCCTCTTCCGGATCACGGTGAAGAGCGAGGAGCGGGAAGTTCTTTTTGACCGAGGTGAGGTTTTGCTTGGTCGGCTCTTCGGGGAGAGTCGACTGGACCGGGCTAGTTCCCGCGAACTTGTGATCCGACCCCATCGTCCCCGTCACCGTCGTCCAAACCTCCCCAAGCTCCGAATTGATCGCCGAAGCGAACAGTTCGAGCAGGAGGTCGCGCCCGGGGTCGAGCGAGACGAGCGTGTCGGTGACGTCGGCGGCGGTTGTTGGGAACCGCGTGCCACCGAAAGACTGGTAAAGGCTCTCGGTCTGGACGGGCATGGATTACGCCTGACTTCCGACCGGGACGCCTTGGATCGAGTAGTGGAGCGCCTTGTCGGCGTTCACGCGGGTGATGGTGTAGTCGGCGCCGTCTGGGTGCTGAGCGCCCGTGATGCGCAGGAGGCGGACTTGGCCATCCGTGAGATCCGCGCCGCTCAGCGTGGCGAGCAGCGTCCCGATCGTGCCGTTTGAGGGAGTGATCGGGCCCACCTCAATGGTGCCGGCGGATAGCTGACCGACCGCCAGTTCCTCGTCCTTCAGCCAGCGCACCTTTGGAGGTTGGTTGCTGGCCTCGACGATCGCCGTCTCGTCCTCGGACCTGGTACCGTCACCCGTGTAGGTTCCGGAGGTGGAGGCGATGACGATGGAGACCGAATGCGGCCTCAACCCCAAGGCCCCCGGGATCGACCTGACCCCGAAAACCAGCGGCTTGAGCGATTCGGCGAGGGTAGGCATGCTATGAAACGCCTATGAAGCGGACCGCTTGGCGCACGACGCCCATGTTCTTGAACCTGAAGCCAGTTGGCGCGCCCGAGATAAGGCGAGGCATCAGAAGGAGCGGGGCCTGGCGAATCGTCGACGACCAGTCGATCGAGTTTCGCGCGCTGGTTACCTATCCGCGCGCAGAGGACCTATCCGGCTCCTGCGCTCGAAGAGATTTCGTTCAGCTACTGGCGTTCACGCCGCGTGACAAACTCGGCGGGATTGGAAAACTGTTCACGGTGGCGGTCAGCAAATCAGAGGTGCCGTACCGCGCAGAGATTGTCGCTACGTGGACCGGTGACTTGCGCCTGATCGAGCGGCGGAAGCGGTCAGCTCGTCAGTAAACGCTCAACCTCTGCGCGCCCGCTCGCCTCTGGCTCCAGCGGCTTTGAATCCCAAGGACCGAAGCGAGGTACTCACGCTCCGCCATCAGGTCTTGGCCGAGTTGGCCGTAGAAGCTCAGGGAGCCAGTGCCCCAAAATTCTACTTCGTCCACGCGCTTCAATGCCCCAGCACCGAACGCCGTCAGCATCTTGTCGCGAACGAGGCGGATGCGGGTTAGGCATTCGCGGACGATGCTCTCCCCGCCTTCAACCGTGACCTGGTAGGTACCGGTGTGGGCGAGCTGAAGATCGGCCGTGAGCGATACGCCAGACACCAGCCGAGCGGTGACGGTCTCTTGCCGAGAATCGACGTCGATGACGACGCGATCCCCGGTGGAGAACCCCGTTCCGCTCGTCAGCGTCAGGGTGACGGGAGTGGGCGAGGAGGCAGCCGTTACAGCCGTCGCGCTGGTCGTGCTCGCTCCAGCCGACAGGTACGGCTGAATGACCTGCTCGAAGAGCGCGGTGCTGCCGATGTACGGTTGTCCAACCGAGATCAGGTTGAAGCCGAGCTCGGCTTTACAGCGTTCCAGCTCCGACTGCATGAGGCTCATGGGCGAGCGCCTCCGGCAGATACGTCGCGAGAAGATCGATCGCCCAACTGACCTTGTCCTCGATGCGCTGACCAGGCGGCTGTGACGTGTTCCAAAGCTCTAAGTTCTCGGGGCGGTTATCGTCGCGACAGCCATTTTTGTGGTGAACGCGTTCATGCTCTGTCAGTGGGCGACCGAGCACCTGCGTCATCACGAGTCTGTGCTCGGCGATGGCACCATTACCAGTGGCATTGGGGTGCCCTTGGTGTCCGGCTACCATGACGTAGCCGAACTGGTTCTTCCATTTCTGGCCGCGCTTACGGAGCGGAGTCAGCTTTCCGGTCCGCGAACGCTGACTCCAGTGCGAGTGGCAAAGTCCCTTGGCGATGGGGCGTCTGCCGCAGCCGTCAAAGGTGCACTTCTCAGGACACCTTTCTCGCAAAAGCCCCGGGGACATGTCCTGGCCACGCCGCTGCCTCCGCCAGTGGCGGTAGCACATGTCCTTGACTGCAACCGTGCGACCGCAGCCGGCGATAGTGCACAGTGGCGCACCGGGCAACCTGCCGACCGCTCTTGCTCTGGCGCGATGTTTCTTGCAGAGCCCGGTCTTCCCAGCAGCAACCTCTTCGCATCCGGCATCAACGCATCGCATGCATTGATTATAGCATAGTTGGGCTACTGATTACTGGAAGTTCTGTCGGTAGCTGTAGCCGATCGAGTAGAGGTCGGCGGCTCCACCGGTTGCTCCGCCCACGAGCAGCATGCAGCGCGCGTACCGATAGCCCTCGATGCCCTTCGGCGCCGGGAGCACCTCGGTCACGTTCTCGGTGGCCGTCGCGATCGGCAGGTTGATCGGCACGTTCGCCAGAGCGTGCATGCTCTTGAACGTGGTGCCGTCGTCCGAAACCTGCCAGTACGGCGTCACCGTGAGGCTGGAGGTTGCGGCCGTGACGATCAGGTAGGCCGTCAGATTCTCGACCTTGAGGAACGAAGTCCCCTGGAAGAGCGTCGTGCCAGTGACCGACGTGGCCGAAACGCCGTTGAGCGTTCCGGTCACGATGTGCTTGTTGAAGCGGAGCGTTGAGACAGCCATAGGAGAGCCTCAGATCGTTTGAATGGTCTCTTCTCGCGGCGCCTTAGGCGCTGGAGCGGACCTTGAGAACGAAAGTGTTGTTGGCGAGAGCGAAGGCCAGATCCGCGAGCCAGATCACGAGCTGCGTTTCGCCGTAGTTGTCTTGCATGTTCGGCGTGACGCGAGGCGGACGACCCATGCCACCGAGAGCGGCTCCCGGGGCAATCGCCTGGCCACCCTGGATCGCGATACTCGAGGAGTTCGCGGTCGTGGTGAGCGTGTTCGACTGGAAGATGTGGAACCGCTTCACGCTCGAGACGTAGCTCGGGAAAATCGAGCTGTACTGCGGGAATTCCTTCGCGCGAGCGTTGTAGTTCCCGTCGAGACCGAGTTGCTCGACCTGGACCGGCGTGAGCACGAGGATACGGAATCCATCGGGCAGCGTCGGCAGGTTGGCCACGTCCATGGTCCGCTGCGTGCGGCCCAGTTGCTCGAACGTGAACGGGAACGAGCCAGCGGTCGTGGCGTCGTTGTCCGCGCTCATGCCCTCGGGGTAAACCGAGCTCGACGCGAGGTCGAACAGCGTCACCCACACGGCGTCGAGGAACTTGTCGAAGTCCCGCTTCATGTGCGTGCCGACGATACTCGCCGACTTGTGGACGCCCATGTTCGCGTCGAACGCTTCGATGCCGTACGGCTGAACCGCGGTGTCGTACGGACCACCGTAGCGGAACAGCGTCAGGTTATTCTGGCCGCTCTTCGGAGAGATCGGCGTGGTCGAGATCGTGGTCCCGCCAGCGATCAAGCGGCTCGCCGCGGTGTAGGTGGAGTCCGTGAAGATCGGGCGGTTGACCCGGATCGTGGAGCCCGCCATCGCGTTGAAGTCGAAGGTCGCGGCGAAAATGTCGGTCGCGAGGCTGTCGGCCAAGCGGAGACGGTCGCGGTCAGCGGCCGAGTAATTAGCGCCGTTTCCGCCGATTGCGCGACCCGGAACACCGAGCTCGCCGGGGACTTCGAGCGACGCCTTGAGTGCGCGCTTGAAAAGCTCCGCGTAGGGATACTGCGGCTCCGGCGCGGTCAGGAGCATGGACGACGTGATGTCGTAAAAGTTCTCCGGCATGGAGACACGATTGAGAGCGCCCATCTTTCAGGTCCTTCTGTTGGTTGCTCTCCCGTCGAGTCGTGCTCGCAAGGAGGCGATGATCATTTCGGTTCTGGAAAAACTTCTCGGACGTTCGCGACCGCGTATTCGGCGGCCGTGAATGGATTCGTTTTGACGAGACCTGCGTGGATCTCGACCGGTGTTTGCTGCGACACGCTGCCGCTGGTGGGCGCGGTCGGAGGTGGCGCGGTGCCACTCGCGGGAGGCGCGGGCTGAACAGGAGCGACCGCTACCGGCGAGCCCGCTGGAGCCTTTGCCCATGTAGGAGCAAGCGCTGTGATCGCCTTCAGCTGTGCTGCGGCATCGTCGCCAGCGATCGCCTTGACAGCGGCCTGTTGCTCCGGGCTGAGCCCCATCATCTGACGGGCGGCCCACTCGGAGG